ACACGTCTTGTGTGCCAAGCAGGTTGTTGAAGAAGTCCCCCATGCGCATTGATACGTCAGCAGCACGTTCGTTGCCGAACATGCCTGCAATGGCAAATGGTGCCTGTGGAACTTGCGTCACACCTCGCAGCATGTTGCGGAAGTCTCGCCAGTCCAACCCAGGCAGCATGCCTGCGCCAATGCGCACGTTATCACTCATTGTGTTTGCCTCTACTGCTGCTGCTGTAGTTGCCGCTGCATGTATTGACGTGCCCGTTCGATCACTTCATTGTATGGAACAGAAACAGTTTCTCTGTTGGGCTTTGCAATCACGATATTACCGTTCGCAGCCGTATGGAACCTAGAACCCTGCGGCAGTCGGCCTGCTGCTATCTCTCCACTGATGTATGCAGTTATCTGAGCATAGTCTGGCCTGCCACGTTCAGGTGGCAGTTCCATCACCACTCTGCCAACCTGACCTGCTGTCCTTGCTTCTTGTAGTGCCGCAGCACCGCCAACACTAGGTGTGGCAGGCGCACTAGGTGCGGCAGGTGCAGCACTAGTTGGCGCAACCGCTGCCGGAGCAGGCGGCGATGCGGCAGGTGGTTGTGTTTCTGGCGTGATAGCAGGAGGCGTCACTGTAGGAGGCGATACCTCATCCATAGTTAGAGGTGGCATATTGGGAGGACGAACAGCTTCAAGCGCGGCACGTTCTCTAGCAATCAACTGACGTTGTTCTGCTAGTTGAGCACGAAGCCTGTCGAGTTCTTCCTGTTGTTGTTGCGGCAATCTGCGAATGTTTTCTTGAGTCGCCATCACTCGCCCTTGCGCATCACGCTGTATCTGTTCGCTAGGAACGCTTCTTGTGATAGTGTCAACAATAAGTCGCTGCTCTTGTGCATTCAAAGCAGCCTCACGCTGCATTAGCCCACGGCTTGCAGCAAACCATTGCGACATTGTGAATGCATTGCGATCAGAACCAGCATTTGCTCCGCTAGCACGACGCTGCGCTGCCTGTGCAAGCGTGTTCTCAATATCAGCCTCTCGCCTGCGCACATCCAGCCCAGGCAGTTGGCCCATAGTAGCCAACCCCTCAGGCGTAATCTGTTGGCGGCTCAGGTCAAACAGTGATGCATACGTTGGCTGCTGCAATGCTGTGCGTGTGATCTGTGCATCTTGTCCACGTCGCGCTGTAGCATCAGCCATTGCAGCAACTTGCTGCTGGCGTTCCATCGCTTCCTGCAAGAATGTGCGATAGTCATTCTGTGCAGCAATGCGGTCGCCCAACGCACCAAGGCGATAGCCTACCAGCATGTTAGGATCGCCCCCACCAAGCCGGTTGCCAAGGGTGATCTCTAGCGAGGAAGGCTGAAACGCGCGATGATCGGGTATGGGGATACGATAAGCATAACGAGGACCGGTGCCAGTTACAGGAGCCACTGCTGCATTGGCGTCATCATCTTCATACATGCTCAATGCTCCTTAGAACAAGAAGCCGCCAGCACTTGCGCCACCAACAGGGTTGACAATGCTGCCAAGGTTGTAGCCTGCCCCGGTGTTAGGCGATGCGCCTTGTCCTCTCCATGTGTTGAGAATGCTGCCAAAGCCACGCACAGCCTCACCAAACTGATCTAGGCGCACAGGTAGGTTGTTGCCGCTAGTGTCAAAGCGTGTTTGCTGCGGTGTGAAGCCCGCAGATTGCCCACCACGCGCAGCAAGCATGGCGTCTAGGCCCTGTGACACCTGACTGGGACCACGGAATGCATCGCCTGGATCGCGTGCCGCAGTCAACAGCCTCGACAAGTCAGTTGTGTCACTTTGACGCTGCCCCGCGCGCCGCTCCATTGCCATTGTCGGCCCCATCAGGCGGGCGCGTGCTAGCGCAGTGCGCGTGCCAGCCTGCGCACCACGCCCTAGTGCGTCAAGTCCTGCTTGGGCAGACGTTCCTTGGCGGATGGCATTCATGCCTAGCAGTCGTGCAAGGTTGTTGCGACCCTCCACTGCCTCAGCAACGTTCTGTTCGGCTAGCGCAGCAGTCACACTATCTGTGTCATCGCCGCGTGCTGCCATCTCTCGCATGATGCGGTCAGCAAGCAGGTTTGCAAGGCGGCCCCGCCGGAACGTCTCAAGGTTGCGCTCTACACGGTCAGTCTCATCGGCCGTGTATGCGCGCCGCTCGCCCGCATCAGAGGCACGTCCAATGTTGGCAGCAACCTCAGATGGCTCAAGCACCCAACCAAGGCCGGGCACAAAGCGGATGCGGTCACCACGGCCTGTTGTGATGCCAGCAGTGCCAAGTGCGCGTTGTAGTTCCAACTGCTCACGGTTGATGCGGTTCTGCTCTCTGGCAGCACGGTTGCCGCTCAGCAGGCCCGCAAGTGAGCCTGCTGCACTTAGTGCTGAGCCGACAAGTTGAAACATTACAGTGTGCTCCCCAATCCACGGCGATCTTCTTCGTTACCACTGCGTTGTGGAGGCACAAATGCCGCTATACGCGGGTTCTGCGCACCTTGCAGTCGGCCACCACGTGTCAGAATGTCGCCAATGTCAAAGAAGGACTGACCCGCCAATGCGTTCTGCGCAGCTCCTGGGATGCGCTCACCCAAGGTGTCAAGGAACGATTGCTTCTGTGCGGCGAAGGGCTCCAGTGAGAAAGAGCCTCCTGGCGTGTAACTCTGCGCAGCACTGCGAGCACGGTTGCGGATGCCGCCAAACTCATCACGGATGCCTTGCAAGGCGTTGGCGACAAGGCTGTTGGCTTGCTGCCTGCCTGCCGTGTTCAACTCGCCAATACGTTGCGCAGCCCCGGAGAAGCCTATATCTGTCAGGTTGCCCCGTGCGCGGGCACGCTCTAGCGCACTCAATGCCTCCCTGCGTTGGGTGTTCAGCACTTGGTCTATAATGCTGCGCCCGGCATCATCAGGGATGTATCGCCTGTCTGCATCAGGACCAAACAATGCATCCACATCACGCATGAAGCGATCACGACGGTCTTGCGCACCTTGGGCTAGTGCCGCCTCGACTAATGATGGACCGAAGTATTGGATTGGGCGTGTATCAGTGTCCGGCACACTTTGTGCTGTGCGATTGATGGCCTGCTCAATCAGGCTCATGTAGTAGTCTTGGTCACTGATGCCACGACGTGCCAACGTGTCACTGGCAAGACGCCGAGTGTCCTCAATCGCCAACGGAAGCCGTTCATCGCGCAATGCGCGGTCTGCTGCTTCACGCTCACGACGAAGGCGTTCGGCAATCTCTGCTTCACTCTCACGTGGAGGCGCAGGCCTAGAACGCCCACCACGAAGCAGTTTTGACAGCCAACTCATGTCAAGCCTCCATCACAAGATCACATTGGCAGACATTGTGAATGCTGCACCACCACTCAGCACAAAGCGAACGGCATTGATGACTGTTGTGGAACTACGGTGTCCGGTGCCTTGACGATGGTTCCAACCATCAGTGGCATGTGGTGAGCGTGTAGCCCACTGCGCAGACTGTGCCCCTGTAATCCCTGCTGACGTGACACCAGTGAACAGTCGCACAGAACCGTTGAAGTATTGTGGTGATACAATAGGGATCGGTCCTGCCAGTTTCCATCCTGATGCAGTGCTGCTGCCTTCGTATGCAGATGCAGTATTATTCAGTACTTGGTTTGAGTAGAGGTAGCTTGTGGTGAGGTAGGTTGTGCCGTTATCAGTTGACACTTGCAGCAGCAAGTCCTGCCCCGCAGTAGCCGGTGTGAACTGGTCAATCTCAAAGTCAATGGTTGGACGTGCTGGCAAGTTAGGCACTTCCAACACAGTAACAGACGTGCCAGACAACCTGCGTAGCACAAACTTACCTACAGCCGGATGGGATGTGTCAATGAGCATGAAGCATGATGCTGCAATGTTATACACCACAGTCATGACAGCATTAGCAACAAACCGCCAGCCAGGCACATCAACTAGAGATGTCCCATTCCACTCACGAATAGGCGTCGCACCTTGGTTGTTGACGTTTAGTGTTATCGTAGTGGCTGACACAGATGCCGAAGCGTTCAGCCGCATACGGAACACTTGACCGTTGGTGTATGCGATGGTTTCAGTAAACGTAAGTGCGTATGCTGTTGATGATGGTTGTGTGGTTTGCGTAACCAGTAGTCGTTGCAACTCAGTGATTTCATCACGAGCATGTGCCAACTGATTGCGCACAGCCGACTTAGAGACAGGCACATTGTCAATAATGACTGCGGGGTTGATAACGCTAGTCATCGGCGCACGCCTCCAGGGATGAATGCAATGTTGATGCTGGCCAAGGCAAAGTATGTCACGGCATTGCCTTCAAACTCAAAGGATGCACGGCGGAACTTACTCGGCCAGTTATACAACTGCATGTTGTTGGTAGGAGCGTCTGCTTGCACTACGTTGCCGCCAAGGCCACCAATAGAGATTGGCACATCTGCTTCTGTGTTCACAGTGTCATCTGCTTCTGTGCCCAACAAGTTGGCGTCAGGACCAGCAGGAGTTGCGGTCACTTCAAACGTGCTAGACAACGCCTCAGGTTCAATGAGGTCAATATACATTCGCACAGTGAGTTGCGTGTCAGGCGGTGGACCTGCCATGCACTCCAACATCATATACCGCGAGCACTTGGCTTGCATGGGATTGCCGAGGTCTAGCCAAGGCGTTCGCAACCTAAACGGAATGGCAGTACCACCAGTCAACCCTGTTCCACGCCAGCCCTTGTCGTCATCAAACAGTGTGCCGTCACTCCACGCTTCTTCGTTAGGAAGCAACTTGTCACGGTGAGGGAACAGCACATTGCCTGTGTTGGAGTACCTCCACACAGTGTAGCCTTCAACAAAGAATATCTCACCTGCCCCACTCTGGCATGCAGCACGGTAGGGCATGTTGTCTAGGTATCCCCACCTGTCCGCTGGCGTGACGCCATCTTTGATGAGTGTGTATACGTTGTTGTCTGTAGAAGGCACCACGTTGTTGGTCTTAGGCATGAAGAACATCACGTGTCCATCAATGCGGTTGTGAACCGCGAACACATTATGTGTTACTGTGGGGTTGTCAAGCCGCCGTATGGCACGCTGCATCGTAGTGTCAATGTTTGTGCTGACACGCTTTGGTGAGTACTGACCTGTGATGATGGTGCGCTTCATGCTCTCCACGCCGAGGCGTGACAACACCACCACGTCATCACCAAGTGACACGACACAACGCCCAGACAACGCACCAATGCCTTGTAGTCGGTCCTCTACTTCTGGCACATGAGTGTTGTTGTCATAGTCACCCAACTTGACAACCAACACCTGTTCATCAAAGAACACCAACAACCGGTCACGGAACGATGACACTGCACGAATGACTGGCGAGCCAATATCTACGTACTGACTGCATGCGAAGTTGGTTGCGTCGTTTGGTGGTGGGTCACCGAAGAACGTGCCAGCAGTGCCTTTGGCCCCAATGAACAATGTATCGGGCTCAAACATTGTGCCTGCCAGCACTAGGTAGTTGTTGAAGGTGGTGCAGTGACGTGCGCGAGGCACGTTCACATTACTGCCCGTGCCCAAGTCTTGTAGGTAGTTGGCTTGGTTGAACGCATTGACGACGAGAGGCTTGTCAACACCATTGACAATAATCAACTCACCAGCGAACTGTGTGAACTCTGCATACTCTGTAGTGCCCCAACCGTTAGGCGACCCTGGACGACTTTGTGCAATGGCTTCATCCCATAGCAGGCTTACATCACCACCACGAGTGATGCGCCACACCTTACCCCCACGTGAGACTGCAATGATTGCGTTGTTGAAGAACTCACACGCAATGAGTTGTTCATCAACGTCAGGTATGCGTGCAACCTCATGCGTGCCATGACGTATGTGCGCCACACCTTGTGTGGTCACAAGGATGTTGCGTGCGTCAATGAGGAACCTGCTTGGCAAGTTGAGTGCGCTGTCCTCAGTGTTCAGCCCACCACTAAAGTCACGCGCAGTGCGCGTGATTAGGCGGCTGGTGGGCCTAATGAAGTTGCGCGTTACCATCTTTCATGCCACCGATCTGTGCCAGATGGTGACCGCGGATCAAGTGCCAATGCAGCGTTGTCATGCATACGACGAAGTTGATCTAGTCGGTCCATGAATGTGCGTTGCGCCACTTCCACTTCTGCAACGTTGGCACTGTCCGAGGCGGCATACCGCACCACTACACCGTTGATGAGGCAAACGTCATCGAATGGCACAGCTATGGTGTCATCCACAAACAAGTTAGGTGGATCAGACCGCAAGTGAATGTGCAACTCTGAACCAGTTGGCGTCACTGCGTTCAGCGGATGCACACGGAACACTCTAGTTGCGTAGTTGGGGTGCGTTACAGGCAACGGTTCAACAAACCGTGGCCGTGTTCCAGCAGTCACCATCTGTTGAGGCGACACGCCTGCACCAAGTTGCGGCAATGGGAACGCATCACGCCCATACCGCACTTGTCGAATGTCACGGAACCCTTCACGCAGCACAGGCAGTGCCACAGTCACCTGCCCTGTGGTGCCGTCTAGCACGCGCGTATGCCATGACATGAGATGGTCCCACCAACGATCGGTGCGGACCATCCCATACACTTCCTCGATCAACTCTGCAATGTAATCTTCGCTATACAACTGCGTGCCTAGTCCTGGCACTTGCCGCAACTTGCGGATGATGCGCTGTGTCAAGTCGGGCACTGTGCGAAATGGCATGCGCTATCTCCAAAAGAGCCGTGCAGGTTGCCCTGCACGGCCAAGTTGGGTTCACCCAGGGAGACTTACGCTAGTCTGCATGGTTAGGCAAACTGTGCCACACCATGCAGGTTCGACCGGTCCACAATGACCAGGATGTCGAACGTGTTTGTACCGTTGGGGATGACGGTCACAGGGAGATAGGTGCCACGCACATCAGCGTTGCTGATGGTTGGCGCAGTCCCCGCCGCTAGCCCCGCTACGAATGTGCCAGCGTTGGCAGACGCAGCACCATTCTTCGTCTCGGCAACCATCTGGAATGCACGGAAGGGCAAGCCGAACACATCACGCCAACCAACGTCAATCGTGACACCAGCAGTGGCACCCCAGTCAATGCGGTCCACAAACCGGAACGCCTTAACGCCGAGCACCGGAGTTGTGCCGTTGAGGGTGATCTGCTCCCGCACGCGCTGCCCAAGATAGTCACGACCAGTCACAGTGACTGTGCTGGTTGCAGCAGCAGATGCCACGTATCGCAGAGCACGCCCAAACGGTGCCATGGCATTGAGCCGTGTCGTGGTAAGCGCAATGTCAGCACCACCGGCATTTGCAATGGACTGCGCTGCAAGGAACCCTGTGTTGTTCAGTGCTGGAGGAGCACCAAACGACACACGAAACAGGTCATCACCTTCGATGCCTGCGAGACCAGTCATGTTCGGGACACGAACACTGGTGTAGGTCGGGCGGAACTGCCCCACACGTCGGGTCATGCGGTCACTCCATCAACAAAGGGGTCAGCATTGCGGGTGTTGCGAACAACGAAGTGTTCCAAGTCGAGCGTCTCCGACTTGGCAATCACCTCACCCGTGTTCATGTCAATCAGGTCTGGGTTGTCCACCAGCCCAAGCGCGGCAAGCCGCTCACGACTGTCAACACGGATGGAGTGTCCCTGTGGGAAATACACGTCGAACACCTCAGGCAACTTCTCCGTGACTTCCTCACGGACAAACTTGCCCTTCGTCTCGCCCTTTGCCTTCACATACCGCATGTTGACCACTGTGCGGGTCACATTCTCACGGCGCTTGATGGTGAAGGCGGGGCGCACCTTACGAGTGATCTGCATATCACACCTCATTCCGAAGGACAGCATGCGTGCGGAAGCACTTCCACGTGCAGAACTGTCCCTGCCACACAACACGGCGACCGATGGCATCAGTGGTCCACGGCGCCGTAAGGTTGACAGGCTTCATGTTGACACCATTGAGGATGTGCGTCCGCAGATACTTGCTGTTGATGAAGTATGCACGGTCAACGCCGCAGTCCTCATCATACATCATGGTGATGCCATTGTGCATCACACCCTCAAAGCCAAGGTCATACATGGCCTTGCCCTTGCTGGACGCATCCATGGTGATCATGATCTTGTCGCGCACCGCTTGGCGGTAGGTGCGGTAGATGTTGCGCCCAACAAGGATCAGGTCCGGCTTGTCCTCCTTGAACTTGAGGTCCATGAGGATGTCGTCGAACGCTTCTTCAATGTTGGTCGCGTCAAGGCCACCCGCGAAGTTGTAACTGGAAGTGCGCCACTGCTGTTCCGCAGCACGCGACAGCCCACCAAGCACGCCAGTAGTAGGATCATCTGCAATGAGTGCTTGCAGGCCAAGCGGGTCAATGCCGCTGCCAGCACCATACAGATACGAGGAGAACAACTCCTTGATGGACTCAACAAGCACATCCATCTTGGCAGTGAGCAGCTTGAAGATCGCTGCCTCACCCGTGTTCTCGTCAATCTCCTGGTTGCTGATGATCATCGTGCCAGCAACGCGCGACCACCCATAGCCGACCGTGGTGAACTCGCTGGTCTGGGCAACAGGCAATTCATCGTAATACTGATACGACGTGACGTTGGGGTTGCGACCAACGGTGAGCGGATTGGTGATGTTTGCACCACCATTCTCCTTCTCAACGCGGTCGTTGGCAACACACCATGCATAGAGCGCATTGCTTTTGGCGGATGCCATGATGAGCTTGCGGCGCGACTTGTCCATCATCGAGTTGACGATGGTATCAAGCGTGCCACCAGCAGCGAACTGTGTGTTGATAGCCATTGTTCATTTACTCCGGAGGGGTTAGACCTGCTTCACGCATGGCTTCACGGACAATATCACGCGACGGCGCATCTGCGGACAGTGCTGCGCGACGCGGTTCCATCGTAGTCGGCGCGTTGGTTCGCACCGGACCTCGCGCGTTGCTTGCTGGCTGACGTGTTGCACGACGTGCAGCTAGCTGCGGACGCAGCGGTTGCGACAGATTGAGATTGTTCTGTAGCGCGTATGCCTGAAGTTCAAGCACCGCCTCGCGGTAGGAGATGTCATGGCCTGCCTCCTCGAAGGCATCCATGATATCAGCCACTTCTTCGTCGTGAACCGCGGCCCAAGGGAAGCGTGCAAGCACTGCTTCACGCTCTCGCTCAACTGCTTCTTGCACTGCGCGCTGCGTTTCTGCTTCTTGCTGCTGACGCTGCTGCGCTTCAGTGAGCGGCCTTACTGTGTTGTCGAGCATCGTCTGCATCGCAGATGCATTGATGCTGCCAACCAGTTCCTCTATATTGATGCCTGCTGCCAGGACTTGCGCAAGTACCTCTTTTGCAGCCCCCACAGGATCGCGCTTGAAGTGCGCAATCATCTGCATGCCCATGATGGCTTCGTTAGGAGCCAGTCCAAGTTGTGTGGGGAGTTGTGCGGCCGTGCGCAGGCCTTCTAACTCAGCACGAGTTGTTTCCAGCTCACGCGTTGTGCGTTCTAGGTCTCGTTGTGCTCGCTGCCAGTTGCCGTGGAAGCGTTGAGCAGCACCACGGAGATTTGCATCTGCGTCGGACTGCTGCGCACCAGGCTCTGCACTAGTAGGCTCTGCACCCTTTTTGCCTTTGTCGGGCTTGGCAGGTTGTGCTGCGGGCAGGGTTCCAGCATCACTGGCGGGAGTGCTGGTATTCTCACTCTGCGGCGTTTCATTGTTAGGCTGTTCCGGCTCGTTGGTCTTGTCCTCATCATTGAGTCCAAACGTGTCAGCCAACTTGTCGTCAAACGTACCACTCATTGTAGTCCTCCTGGGTTACCTTGTTGGGCCTGTAGTATCATAGGCAACGCTTCGCTAAGCGGTGCCCCTCTAGACAAGGCCAAGCCTAGAGCCTGACGTGCTTCCTCAGGAAGTGCGTCAATCTGCGCGGCAACGTCCGTGGTGCCTTCATCAACACTGACACCAAGCGGAGCGTTGTTGCCACGTTGCAGTGCAATCGTTGCTTCCTCCTTGATCCTTTGGAACGCATCAGGTGGCAAGTGCAACTCATCAAAGGCTTCATCGAACAGGTCCATGATGATGCCAATGACCACCGAAGGAGCCATCTCTACAAACTTGGACAAGATGTCTGCAAGTTGCAGTGCTTGCTGCTTCTTGGCTTCGCTGGTCGGCTTCTGTGTGGAGCCGCCAACTACACGACAACGTAGAATGCGGCGCAACTCTGCGGGCGGATACTGCCGCCACTTGGCTGCTTTGTCAGCACCAAGCACGTTCTCTACATCATTGGGTGTCATGAACTGCCCAACAAGGAACGCCAAGTCATAGAACACCTTGCCAAAGAAGTCCTCAATGGCATCAATCTTCTCGTCCAACCGCATCGTGGTGACACTGTTGTAGTTCTCAATCGCCTTGTTGGTAGTGTTGGTCTTGAACTGTGCGTTGCGTAGCACATCAGACACACCACTGAGGCGATCAATGGCTGCAAACAGCGGCCCCTTGTCGAACAGTGGCAACACCTTGAGCAGCGTGTTGGGCTTCTCAAGGATCATGTCACGCAGCGTCTTGCCTTCGGGTATCTTGACACCTTGTGCAAGGTTGTTGCTGCCCGTCAACCACTTCTCAACACTCTCACGGTCCATGCTGTCGTCATATAGCACGTTCTCCTTCACATCCTGCCGAGCACGACGATACTCGTCATTGATCTCGTTGATGGCGTCCTGCTGGTCAAGGTAGTATGTGACTGGGCTGCGTGCCATAGCCGACATGGGCGTGGTGTTATACACCAACGGACGCATTGGAAAGAAGTTGGGCAGCCCATAGGGGTCTTGTTCCACCCACACAGGCCACGTCCAATCGTTGTTGGCATACAGGAACACGCGCCGCGTCACCTTGTCCCAGATCATCCAGCACTCTGTGCGGAATGCCTTGGCAAGTTGCTGCGTGTCGCTGTAGCCGTAT